ACCCATCCCAAACAGGCCCATCGAGTTGTGGCCATTGCTGCATGGCCTGGGAGTCTATCGGGGGGGATGGTATGACTTTGGTTTGCGATATGCCAAATTATGGAATGCACCATGGGGTCTGGATACGTCAGGAGCCAGTAATTTGCCAGAGCTGCGATCCATTATGCAGCCAGTGATTTTCAGACGCACAAAAGCTGATATTTTTACCAATTACCAGCAGCCAATCACTTCACTGATCACATTTGATTTGCCAATTGATAAGCGTGAAAAAGAATTCAACGCTGATGCACTGATCGAACACCCAAATCCTATGCTGGCTTTTGAGGGTTTATCAGAGGTAATGAAAGAGGCTGGAATGCGTAAAGTCAAACCAGCTGCAGAGTTCATCGAGTCTAAGTTGGCCGATGAGCCAGTGATCGTTTTTGCCCATCACAAAGATGTGGTGCATCAATTAGCCACAATTCTTAAAGATCACAAACCATCCATTATCACAGGAGACACACCAGCAGCTGCACGACAAAAACTCATCGAGGACTTTCAAAATGGCACAACAAAACTATTCATTGGCAATTTGGCAGCGTGTCAGGAAGGGATTGACCTATCTGCAGCCGATACAGTCATTTTTGTTGAGGCCACATGGCAAACATCAGCTCTGCAGCAAGCCAGTTCCAGAGTGGAAAATATCAATAAAACTGGATCGGCTCCACTCATTTATTTGCTCACAATTTCCAATTCATTGGATCACACCATTCTTTCAAAAATCCTCAAAAAACAAAATGTCATTAACCAAATCATTTAATCCTATGGAAAAAATACTCTTAAAACAAGCAGCAAGAATCATCGATCATCTTGTCGAATCAAAACCCGAGGATGTCAACTGGGAATTGATTGATCGATTCCAAGATTTACTCGAGCGTTATTTGACCAAAGAAAAAAAGAAATTACCAACCAATGAAAGGACTGCAGCATGAACAGCCAACAACTACAAATTGCCATTGATAAATATTTAGAAATCATGATTGAGAAAGGAAGTTGCTTAAAACATAACAATTCTTTTTTTTATGAAAAAATATCAGAGGTAACTTTAAAGTTATTGCATATACAAGTTAAAAGAGCTGAATTTTTAATAAAACCAACAATTGAATTAAAGGAGAAAAACATATGAGAAAGAAACCAGATTTAATCAATCATCCACCACATTACACAGACCATCCATCAGGCATCGAGTGCATCGAGATCACCAGGCACATGGGATTTAACTTGGGTAATGCAGTCAAATACATTTGGCGGTGTGATCTCAAGCAAGATGCCATCGAGGATTTAAAAAAGGCAATTTGGTACATTCAGGATGAAATCACCAAAAGGGAAAATGAGCAATGAGCAAAACCAAACGTATAACTTTGTATGTGCCAGAGCAAATTGATTTGATCAGGGACAAACTGGCTGCAGACAGTGGTGTGAAAATGACTTATGTGCAAGTGTTTGCATTTTTAGTTCATTTTTATATCAAGCATTGCAATGAGCCGAGGACACAATGGAGGCCAATGCAATGACTAAAGATGAAATAGAAGAAATGGCTGAGTTGTCTGGGCTTTATCTTTATAAAACGAATGAAGAATTTATATATTGTCTGGCTTATTTTGCCAATTTATCAATAAAAATAGAACGTGAGCGATGTGCAAGGCTTGCAGATGAATGGGTGCTTGCTTATCCACACCCATCAAAAACTATTGCTGAAACAATCCGAGCAAGGGGACAAGAATGACTAACGATGAAATCATAAAAATGGCTAAACAGGCTGGTGGAAGATTTTCTCGAAACCCAGATAAATACGATGTTATGGAAATAACATATTGTGGTCTTGAAGCCTTTGCCAAACTGGTAGCAGAAAAAGAACGTGAGGAATGTGCAAAGATATGCGAGGAAATCTACACAGGCGAAGAAGCGTGTGGCGATTGGCCTACGCCTGAGATGTGTGCAAACGCAATCCGAGCAAGGGGAGACAATGCGTAAGCGGTCCAAGTATCGGCCAAAGCCAGTGATTTTGGACAACATGGCTTATGTTATGTCTGGCATGATGCCAATGGTGAATCTCAAAAATAAGTTGGTTTCATTGCAATTGAAAAATCATTTTGCATTGGATGATTTGCGAATGGGAAAAGCCACCAAAAATGACATTGATACATTGATTTCAGCATTCAACATCACAGAGGCATTGGCCAAACAAAAGATTGGAGATGAATACCAACAGGAAATCAAAGCAGCTCAAGACGCATTGTATGAATGCGCAAAACGTGGCGTTGAGATGAATTACCGATTTATCGTCAAAGGCCCAGAGCTGAAAGCAATCAATTTTGTAATGCAGCTGCATGATGAACAACTCAAGGCAGCAACAGTCAAGGACATCGAGGTGGCCACCAATTATGTCAATCAATGTTTGACACAGAAAAGAGCAAGACCAATATTATCAAAGTAAATTTTTGGGAGGTTAACCAGACAATCAAGGATGTCGGATTTGGGGAATTTTTCTGGTTTCTGCCCCATTAAGAAAACGACCAAATTGACTCCCACCCATTAACCAAAGGAATTAAACATGACAACACACGCACCAATATCAGCATCAAAACTCGAACGAATCATTCTTTGCCCTGGCTCATATTTGCTCGAGAAAGATTTGCCCAATCCAACCAATGCAGCTGCTCAACGTGGCACGAGCATCCATGAATTGGCCGATTTGATGTGGAATGAAATGGCCATTGACTACAATGAATTTGATGCCGAAATGGTACAAATTGCCATTGACTATGTGACCTATCTTAAAAAGGCATCAGCTGCAGCCAGGTTTATTTTTCTCGAGCTGAATTTGACTCCACATTTGTCAAGGATTCATCCAGACTTGGGGGGCACTGCTGATGCAGTGTTTGTGATCGACAATGCACTTCATGTGGTGGACTTAAAAACTGGCCGAATCAAAGTTGATCCAGCCAACAATAAGCAGCTGATGATGTATGCACTTGGCGCATTGATGATGTGCATAAAAAAAGACATCAGAGTCACACACATATATTTGCACATATTTCAGCCACACAATAACTGCCAACCATACTATGTGTCATTTGATGACATGGAAAAATTTGAGGAGGAGTTGGTCATTATTGCCAAGATGGCCAATGAGCCAACTGCCCCAAAGATTGCTGGCGCAAAACAATGCAAATACTGCCGAGCCAAAGCAATTTGCCCATCCATCAAAGATGCTGCAGTCAAAGCTGCACAAATTGATTTTGAAAAAACAACCAAACCTATGCATGAGCTATTGGATAAAGCCGAGTTGTGCAAGGTGTGGGCTGATGCAGTGCAAGATGCTGCAAAACAATATTTAGGCAATGGCGGTGAAATCCAAGGCTGGTCACTCCAAGCTGGCCGCAAGATGACCAAATGGAATCCAGAGTTTAAACACGACTGGCCAGCCGAGGCTTATGAGCTGAAAACACCAGCTGCAGTTAAAAAGTTGAAGATTGAGATTCCCGATGGTGCTATCATCGAAACCCATTCTGCCCCATCACTCACTAGGATCAAAGAATAATAAAAAAAGGGCAGCTGGTGAAAGCTGCCCTTAACCCTTACAAACCCTCAAAGGAAAGAAATGGCCGAAACCATTATAAAACAAAACGACACTGAACATCCATTTTGGATGCAATTTGGTGATAAACCCATTTTTTGCGGTTTTACAGATCAGAAACGGCCAGTGGGCATCGATGGCGTGATGGGCATTGCAGAAGCTGCTACATCAGGCAAATTGGGCACATATGACCAAGCCAAGGCTCTGAGCCATCCATATGTGGGATTGTCTCTATTAAAACCATTTGAAGTGCAGCCAGACTTATTTTTGGTCTGCATCGATCTCGATTGGAAGAATGCTAAAGACTATCAGCCACATACTGAGCAGCTGATGCTGATGACTTATCTCAATAAACTTGGGGCAGCCTATGAGACATCATTGTCTGGCCATGGTGCTCATTATTGGGTTTTGATGCACCAAAACAAAATCCCTAAATGCATTACATTGTCTGAAAACAGGCAAATTGAATTCTTTTCAGGATTTACTGGTCAAAAGAAAAACATTCTTTTGACAGATTGGGATTATTGTGGCCAATTGCTTGAGGTCAACATCATGGATCAAATGCCATCCAATTCCAAATCTGATGATGTCAAATTATTATTATCATTCATCGATGCTGATGATTATACCGATTGGATTTCAGTTGGCATGATATTGAAAAAAGAGCTGGCTGAATTGGGATTTGAGTTGTGGGATCAATGGTCGAGAAAATCAGATAAATATGACCCATTTATTATGTCAACCAAGTGGGAATCATTTAAAAAAGATGATGGAATTGGTATCAGGCAATTATTAAAACTGGCAAAAAATCATGGTTTTCAAGGCGAAATTAGTGCTTTCAATAATCCTGAAGATGATTTTGTTAATAATCCAAGCAGTGGAGATTTTGACAGGATTATTGATTCTGAAACTGGTGAGATTATTATCAAGGATATTTGGGAAAGCCGAATAATCGACCCAATGACTGTATTGACCAGTCCAAATTGGGTGATTGATGGGTTTTTGGCAGATGGATTGACATTGATTGCTGGCGCACCAGGCGTGGGCAAAACATCAGCCATTGTCCCACTGGCCATGCAAGTGGCTGGATTCAGCAGTCATTTTTCAAATGTAGGCGTTTTAATCAGACGTAAAGTGATTTATTTAAGCGAGGACACTGGACAGGTCCAGCGCATTCAATATGCCCTACAAAAGCGAATCAGGCGCACTCATGGCGATTCTGAGTTTGGATGGCCAGAGATTGCCGATTGGTTCAAAGTTGTGGCCACCAAGCGATCCAGTGCGTCAGATATTGCCAAATTGGCCATTTTGGCTGCCAAGCATGAAACAGTGTTCAAAGACTATTCAGGACATGATGCCCAGATCAAGCCATTGATCGTTATTGACACGGCATCAGCGTCATTTAACGTGGAATCAGAGAACGACAATGCTGAGATTGCCAAATACATCAGTGCCATCAAGGAAGGTCTTATAGGGAGAGGATTTCCAGTTTGGGTGATTACCCATACACCAAAGGCTTTAAAGCGTGCTGATGTCAGGGATTTCAGTGCCAGGGGGGCTGGAGCATGGGAAGGGGATGCCAATTGTGTGGCTTATTTGTTCCAAGAGGATGGACTCGAGGAAAGATTCTTAAAACTTGGGAAACATCGATACCAGGCTGATTTTGATGAAGTTGCATTTGAAACCAACATTTACACAGAGTTTGTGACCGATCCATTGCGTGGACCAGTTGAATTGTCAGTGCGCTGGGCCATCCCAGCCAAATCCATGGAGTCCAAGCGGATCGAGGCCAAAGAATTGGCCAAAGAAGAAAAGATGGAATCAGCCAAACAATCCAGAAAAACCGAAATCATTGACATTTTGAATTCAGAGATTGCAGCTGGCAAATATCCAACCAAACGATCAGTCAGGAATTTGGTGTCTGGCCGAACCGAGGAAATTGGAGCCATCATCGATGCACTGATTGATGATGGTTTAATCATGGAAGTTGATCTGCCAGCTGAATTAAAAGTCGGTGCAAAACGGACTTCATTGGTTCCCAATTTGTCGGGAACCAATGGATTTTGATGGTAATACAAAATGATTAAATTCAATTGGTTCCCAAACCATTGGTTCCCCTAAGGAAAAATATGGGGAACCAATAGTACCTAAGTGGTACTATTGGTATCGGTTCCGAGGAATCGGGAACCAATGGGAACCAATGGGAACCAATAGTACAAAAGGTTTAGAATTATGAATAAAGATGAATTAGAAAATGGCGAAAAAGATGACTTTGATGACCGCATTTTTTGTGATGAATGTGAGCATTTTGTGTCAAAGAATTGGTATTTAAAATGTGAAGCTGGTCAGACATACATACTTGGGATAAAAAACAGATGCACACTATTCAAGAAAAAAACACCCAAAAACCAAAAATTTTGGGAATGAAAGAACACAAAATCCAAGTCAAAGTGATCCAACATATTCGGACATTTTTCCCAGATGTGTTGATTTTTGCCATTCCAAATGGATCAGCAACATCGGCCAAAAATCGATTGATGTTGTTTTTGGAAGGTTTGACCGCTGGCATTCCTGACATTTTTGTCGCTGAATCCAGGCATGGTTTCAGCGGTTTGTTCATTGAATTGAAAACACAAGAAGGTGTCGAATCACATGATCAAAAGAAAATCAGACTTTTATTGCAAAAGCGTAATTATTTGGTCTATGTGGCCAGGTCACCAGAAACTGCAATCGATTTGATCACTGACTATGTGTGCTGATTCACAACAGTTCACAAAATTTCACAAATTTATGTTACAGTGTTCGAAATTAACTTTGGAGCTGAAAAAATGTTTGGATATAAATTGAATGAATGGCTTGGAATGATTGCAATTGGCGTTATGTTTGCTCTGATGCTAATATATGGCTGGACTCATTAAGGATAATCATGCCGATTAGAAAAGATTCAAAAGGATGGTGGTGGGGAAATCAAGGCCCATTTGATACCAAGCAAAAAGCAGTTCAAGTCGGCCAAGCAGCTCATGCAGCTGGTGCTGATGAAGAATCAACACAGGTCAAAGAAAAAAAACAAGGCAAATTGACGTTTGCTTTGGATTATCACAAGACATATTCAGCTGATCCAAAATTTTGGAATGTGTTTATTCAGTTGGTTTATTTGCGCAAAGATAAATTGCTTTGCGTTTCACATTCGACCGATGCAGATGAGATCGATGAATTATATAAATCAATCGGCAAGATAATCGGCAAAGATAATGTGGTATTAACTGATGGTGCAGCCAAGAAACCATATTGTGATGAACATGGAATTGATATTGATGTTTGGATTGATAATAATCCAATCCACATCATTCAAGACCCTGGCGAATAATCATGCCAGTTAGTCCACATAATGTGAAATGTGCCAGCTTGGGATGCAAAGAAAATCGATCGAGATTATCAACATTTTGCATAAAGCATGGCGGTCGAGATACTTATGTGGCCAAAAAAACTATTGAAAGAAAATCTTTCAATTCAATGTATGACTCATCATCATGGAAGAAACTAAGGAAGGCGAAATTGTCAGCGCAGCCGATTTGCCAGGCGTGCCTAGGGTCAGGCATAATTTCACCAGCATCAATGGTCGATCATTTGTTCAGTTGGAGTGCCATTGGGAAGGATGCATTCTATCGGAATGTGTTTCAATGTTTGTGTGCCAGCTGCCATGCTGAGAAGACGCAGTTGGAACGTGATGGGATATATCGTCACTACACAGTGCCAGTGACTGACTATCAACTGAGTGATTACCAATCAGCCATGGGGATTGCGTCAGTTGATTCAGCCAATGAGGTCGGTGCAGCGCATGGGTTGGGCGAAATCCTGAAAACTTAAATTTTGGTGGGCCGAAAACAAG